CTGCTGACTCAGCCGTGTCAAATTATGCTTCCGCAACTTACCTATGAGCTTGTTTTTGTAATCATTCGATTTCTGTAACTGTAACGAAAGATCCTTGTTGAGCTTCTGATACTTCCCCGCATCCTCTTTAAGCGTCTTGATCGTATTATCCTGGGCCATTTTAGCCGCTTCCAGCTTGGCCGAGTTCTCCGTCAGGATTTGTATGCGAGCCTGCGTATCTTTGTAGTAATAATATGCGCCGTAGCCGGCACCCCCGAGAAGACCCATAAGTAGGATCGCAAAGTAAATTTTAATCATCGACTCGAATAATGCGTAGCTTCATACATCAGTAACCGCTCGTCGGTTCTGTATCTGTACTAGCAGAATCGAGCAGCTCGATCGCTGCTTCATTAGCTTCGTTAATCACAACGGCAGCGGCCAAGTCCTGACCATTGATGACCTGTTTGGATATGATTGCCTTGGCGAGGTCGGCCTGCCTGTCGAGAGCCTTCTGCTGTGCTTCGTACTCTTGTTTACCCTGCTCCACTAGGCGGTCGTAATCCCACTGCTCCTCAGTCGACGGCTTTCGAGATTTATAGGCGTACTCGTCTTCCTGCATCTTTAAGGCACGCTCTTCGAGAGCGAGCTTGAGATCCGCCTGGTCGAGCTTGCGCGTCTCGTTCTCGAAGCTGCCGCGAGCCTTATTTTCTTCGGTCTGAGTCCGAGCCATCTCGGCGCTTCTATCCGCCTTGATAGCCTCGTTCTCTTGCTGGAGTTTCTGCATCTGCTGGGTCACGGCTTCCTGTGCCTGCTGCATCTGCTTCTGCTGGTTCTGTACTTGAACCTGGAGAGCAGCCTTCTCAGGATCATCAGACTGTTCAGCAGATTCCTCAGACATCCTGACTTCTTCTGGCAAGATAGATTTAAGGCGTTTAGCCACCTTGTCGGCACCGACAAAGTCCATGTGGTCGAGTAACACGTCGCCAATAAACGGAGCGGCGTCTGGTACTTGGCGCATGATCTCGATAAGAGTCTCTCTCGTCTCTTCTCTCTGCGTGGCATAACTCGGGCCTGACTTAACGTCGACATCATATTTGCCGATCGAGATGTTATAGAGTTTTTGATCTCCCGACATCCCTTCCCCGGGAGAAGCGGCCATGCCTCCCGTGTCCTGAGTCAAGCTAATGACGTTAGCCTTCTGATCTTCTCCCAGGATTCTAATGCTATGACGCGCCGAGTAGACGGACGGGATAATGTCGACCAGGATCTGTCCGCACCACCTGATTGCACGATTAAGGTTGTCGATGAAGTGGAAGTTGCTGACGTCACCCTGCCGCTCTCGGGCCATGATAGCTCGACCGCTCACCTCGTTCGATCGAGCGCCCAAAGAACTATCGAAGATCCCCATGATGGACTTCATGTCGTCGATGTTGTTTGCCGCCTCGTGAACGACACCGGTTGGCACGCCGGCAAACTCCTGTCGCCTGGGAGGTTCTCCAGATGTCTTTTCATATTCGAGATATGCGTGAGCGCGAGTATTGGCCGATTCCCATTTAGCTTCGTCGCCCTTGGGCACAAACCCTTTGGGTCCAACCCACGGCGTACGCGGCGCGAGCGCGACCAGCTCGGTCGAGGATGACCTCCAGAAATTGAACATCTGCTGGGGATCTTTAGCGTCTGCGATCATAGATCGGAAATAACGTATTCCATCTATGAATATCTCGTCGCCCCATACTGGGCATATAGGAATATAACGACCGGGCCACTCGTTTGTTTCGAGCACCTCGGCACCAGAGATAATACGGCGCGTAACTTTCCATCTGTCTGCTTCGCGCTCCTGTTTCATCTCAACGCCGGTCGCCTGCATCCAGGCAACGACGGCTGCTTCCTCGTCGGCCTCGGGCACCTCCATCTCGCCGGCCTGGAAGAACTGCAAAGCCATCGGCCCTAGATCTTCTTCGCGCACGGCGTTCAAATCTACCTCGCCCGTCTGTGGGTTGGGCATCGCAAGTTGAACGAGCTTGTATTTCTCTTTAGTGCGAAGGAAATACTCTGCAACTCTTGTCTGATCTTCTCCGAGCCAATCTTCCCCGGTGTCCAGCCTGTCGTCGCCTTCAAAATTTACTAGGGCTGCATCTGGGTAGCGGCGTCTAAATTCCTTGTTTGGAATCATTTCAGATATGAAAGCGAACTCCCAATCACTCGCATCGTAGCTCGTGCTGCTGGTATCCCAATGCACCATCAGAGCATTGGGTATGCGCGTGATCTTAGCTTCCATCTCGAAGGACATCTCATGCGCGTAATCGATCTCGACTCGGAAGAACCCAAAGCCGCCAGTCACGGCATGGTCGATCGCAGTATCATAGGCAAGCTCGGCGTGACTATTACGCTCGATCGACCGGATGATCCCCCCTATGACCTCGGCGTGCTCTTCGTCGGCACCGTTATCGACTGGTGACACCCGCACTGACGGCTTGTTCTGCCTGCTCTCATTAACAACGGCTCGGATGAACGCAGGCAGCTTATTTACAACCAGAGCCGGCCTGCCCTCCTGGACACGCTGCTTCTTGATTGCGGCAGGCCACTGGTCCGCCAGTCTGGCAAATTTGGTGTCTTCGTAATACTTCTCCCGATTAAACTCAGAGCCTTCGACGCTCTGCTCAAATCGGGTGAGAGCTTCTCGGACGATGTCGTCAGTCGGCTTCGTCCCTGTCCGGTCAGCCACTCCCCTTCTCCTTCATAATAATCCCCGCCGCTACCGTGACGGCTGCAACTATCATAAATATGGCAGACAGTTTAGGCAGAAGCATCGACAGTACGACGGCCCCGACGCCAACGGCGAGCCAGCTCGTAGGCTCAATGATTCTATCCATTATCCATTTCGTCATAACTTTCTCCTATCGGAACATTGTTGGGGTAAGGGAACCCGAGATCCATGTCAAGCTGATCAGCTTCGGTCATCTCGCCGGACCCTGCCGCGTCGACTAGCTGATCGAAATTACTCATAGCTATCTGATACATCTCCCGAGCGTGTTCCACGGACATGCCGGAGGCCATAGTCGCTGCGTACTGCCGCACCCTCAATCGATGTACATAGTACCGGCACAGGTGCAGCTTGTGCTTGTACTTCTCGATCTCCGCCTCCAGGTCGGTGTCCTTCACAGCATCCATGCACCCTCCCTGGGCTCACCGCCATAGAACTCTGCAAACTCGTCATCGTTTTTTCGTTTGCTTCGGCCAACCGTTAACTCGGGGAACAGCTCGGTCATCAGCCATATTAACGCCTCGGCCCGATCGGGAGACTTGTGGCTCTGCCCCTCCCAACCGTGCGCCGTGAACAGGCATAGCTGATCCTCAATCTGACCATACGTCCCCACATGGCTAATGCGATCGAGCTGGTATAAGGCACTGATGGGCTCGGCGCGGACGTGCTTGCCCCGAGTAGCGCGTACTTCGATGATAGGCAGATTGCGCCGGATCGTCTGAAGCGTATGCTTCACCATGTCGCCACCCTGGTTGACCTCGACGACGACTGCATCTGCATCCCACTTGTCGAACAGCGCCACGGCTCGGCTGGCCCACTGGTGCGGCGTCCCGTTCAACGTACCGTCCTCCAGGATGTATCCACGGTCGTCGGAGCCCTTGCAACCGACGACGATGCCATGCTCATTGCTCTTGTCGGTATCGGTGACCGCCGGGTCGACACCGACCAGAGTGCGCTCTCGGTCGCACGGCATCTCCGACACTCGATTCTGATGAAAGCCCTGGCGCTGCCAGATCGCACCTACGGCCTGTGGCTCGTATGCGCCGAGCCATATGTGGGCGTATCGATCGCGTGTATGCAGCTCGTCGTAAGCACGTTCGCTCTCCAGCTCTGAGGTGAAGAATGGATTGTCCTGGTAATTCGCATTGACGACAACGGCGTCCGGTGGAGGGTCGACACCTCGAAGCAGACGATCGATCGGATCGTCTGCCGATCGAGGATTCCAGCTTGCCCAGATCTCCGACCCAGCTTTTCTTATGGTTGGTCTTAGCAGCTCAAGACTTCGTGAAGACAACGTCTGGCCCTCTTCTATCCAAACCCAGTCTAGACCTTCGAATGACTTGATACTCTCTGCCGTGTGATCTTGCATCCCTTGGTACATTATTGACCCACCGCCCGGTGTCCGAGTCTCGGCCGACAACACGTCGAACCTGGAGCTGAGACCAAGTCGGTTCACCGTGTCGCCGATCAGACGCTGGGCGCTGTCCTTCAGCGTGCGCTGGATCTCCCGAATGCAGACACCGCGAGTCCCAGGCTTCTCAGCGGCGGAGATGACGGCCATAGCTGCGAAGTTAAAACTCTTGCCACTGCCTCGACCGCCGTAAGCGCCCTTGTACCGAGCCGGCTTCCACAGCGGCTGGAAGACGCCGGGAACGACGAAGTTCTCGACCGGCATTAGCGAGCTTTGCGTTTTGGCGTGCGACCAGTCCTGAGAGATTTACCGGTGCGAGCCTGGGAGATTCTAGCGGCCTTCGACGATGACGCTCCGCTTCGCTTCAAGCTGTCGTACATTTTGTGGACCTGGGTGTTCTTGGGCATCTTCGATCTCCGTAAACTTGACCATGATCTGTATACCTTCACCGTCGTCGCCGGGACCGCCGATCTGCATCGGCAGCACCTTAGCGAGAATCTGCATGAACGGTGCCGGCTGCAACATGCTCTGATGCACGAGGTATTTGACGAGCCCTGAGTGCTCCTTATTGCTCGGATCAATTTTGTTACCGGAGATCTCAGCGGCTCGAAGAACGGCGTCCTTCAGTAGGGCGTGAGTCCGATTCGGCGTGCCTGCTTTGCGTCCACCAGTCTTGGGTCGACGAACGCCAGAGACACCCACGGGGAGCGGGGTGGGTTTGGGAACTGGGAGGGGAGCAGGCCGCGGCATGGCTAACCCCTTGAAATCGTTAGCTTTTTCTCCATTTCTCTCTCTTTTTTCCTCCTTTTTCTCTCTCCAGATCAGTCTACTTTAGACTGATCTCTCTCGTTTCGTACCAAAAAAGAGCGCCGGAAGCAAGCTGTGCAACCGGCGCAAGTTTGAGGAGTCTCGGGGTAAGAGACTAGCACTAATGTGCCACAACGCTTGGGAGTAAACGCTGCTGATCAGATCGATAGCCGATCGTTGGCGTGCTTGTCAAGAAACCAGCGCGCGATGAGAGCGGCTTCGGCGATGCCTTCGTTTGCCTTCACCGTCCAATCTGGCGGAGCCCCGAACATCGTCGAAGCGAGATCCAAACTGTCCTGCTTGCGTTGGGAGAGCTTGTAGTGCGCTTTCCAAACGGAGGGAGTAACCCACTCGACGACACCAACAGTGCTCTGAGCGAGCGCCTCAGCGGCACCAAACACCCTGCCAAACGAAAAGGCACTGACGACGCCCTGAGCTGGACGACTAGACGCTTGTTCGATGATGGCGTGCGTCGGACGCCAAAGGTCGACCCAGGAAACGAACCTGGGAGCGTCAACCACCGACTTGCCCCGAATCTTCACGATCGGCATCCGCATCGAATCGACGAGCTGCATCGAAGCGCCATCGACCATCGACAGCCCTCCTTTAGCTCCAGGATCAATACCAAAAACAATCACGATCGCCGGCCCCCAAAAAGGGTGGACCGCCCTGAGCGGGCACCCCCCTTTAGGGGGGTTGCAAACCAGCAAAGCATTTTCCTCAATGTTTTCATATACTTATCCATTGTTTGCAAGTTGCAAGTTGCAACTTGGCTTGCAAAGCAGTTTTCCCCGTACCTACGGGGGAAACTCACCTTGCAAAGCATTCCTTTGCAAGTGCTTTGCAAGTTGCTGGTTGCAAAGCGTGCATTCTGTCCTGATTCTGCCGATTTCTGTCCTAATTCTGCCGACCTCTCTAATCACCCTCCCTGATGATCCATCGGTAGCGTGCGTTCGACTTCCTGCCGGTGTCGACGTACTGGCATGTGCCATCGGGGAACGCCACGGGATACTCAAACATCGACAGCAACTTTTCCTGGTGCTCTGGCTGCATCCGATCTCCGCTAGCCGGCCACAACTGGTGCCCCTTGAGCTGCTGGTGCGGCGACGAGTGCTCGCCGTATCCCAGCGTGCCGTACAGCAGCTCTGCGAGCTGTTGGACGTGCAGCGTATCGATGACCGAGTCCAGCAGGCAGTTCTCGGCCTGCGCCGGATCTGCCAGCCGGCAAACGCCGATCGGATCTCCCTCGCCCTGCTGCATCTCCTGGCCCGTCATCTCATAGACGACCGGGTCCAGCGTCTCGCCCTCCCTCAGCTTGCCGGTATCGAGAACGATCCACCTGGACAGCTTCAGGGATAGAGCCTGTGACTTCCAGGCGATGCGCTGTGTCTTGTTCCTCGGCATCCAGGGTGCCAGCGTGAGCCCGACATCGAGGCCGCTGTAGATCGCTCCTGAGCCCCTCCATGCGCTTGCATCTCCCCGATACCAATCCCCGTCCTTCGATCTGTCCTTGGGCGTATGGTGAGCGTGCAGGACGGCAGCTCCCGTCAACGTAGCGACCAGGATGAATGCCTTGGTCAATGCCGCTGCTCCTGCCGCTGAGTTCTCGTCCAGCCCGTCCGACAGGGTGACATAAGGGTCGAACACGATCAGCTTCACGCCTCGTCTCAGAGCCTCCTGGACGACCTCGGCGACGTTCGCCTCGTCGATCTCCGGTTGCCCGATCTCGTTGATGGCGACCAGCCGGAACATGCCCGAGTCCTTGCCTCGGACGACGATGTCTTCGCTCTTGCGATCGCCGTGCTGGAGAGCGACGGCCTTGATGCGTCTCCAGATATCCTCGGTGCGCTCCTCGTTCGCAATCCAAAGGCTGCTGGTGCTACTTTTGCTCTTTGGTAGACCAAGGCGTCCACTGTCGCCTACGGCGAGAGCGAGCACGAGACTTGCGATCCATCTTGTCTTTCCGACGCTGCTCGCGCCGCCGAGTGACACGGTTCCTCCTGTCGGAATCACTCTCGGCACGATCCACTCGATCGGGCGGATCTTCGTCGTTACCAGCGACGATGCGTTTTGCACCTCGTATGCAGATGAAGGGCGTGCCGCCAATTCCGCAACGCGCTTCTCGATATCCGAGATTGTTGTTTCGCGTTGCGGCCCGATAGGGCGGAC